GCCAAGGCTATCAAAAAAAATTTTGCACGATTAGCAAAAGAAAATAATATTAAAAGAGTTCAAACTGCTGTAAGACAAGATTATGACACAGGCATAAAATTTGCTGAGTGGTTAGGATTGGAGAATGAGGGTTTAATGAAATACTATGGATTTGATGGTTCACATCAATACAGATATGCGAGGATATTTTAATGACTTGGACTACAGCAGTTGTGGCAGGATTAGGTGCAGTACAATATCAACAACAAGGTGCTATTAGTAAATTTAATCAAGCCGTTGCAAATCGTAATGCTGATGCGATGGAAGCACAAAAAGATGCAATAGAAAAAAAAACAGAATTTGATATTGCACAATTTGATAAAGAATTTACAAAATTAGAAGGAGCGCAAAAAGTTGCTTCTGCAAAAGCAGGTGTGGCGTTTTCTGGAACAGCTTTAAGAATACAAAGAGCTAATGCTGAAGAAGCACAGTTACAAAGAGAAATTATAAAATATAATTCTCAAGTTGCTAAATCTCAAGCAATAGAAAAAGCTAATGCTTTTCGTATACAAGGTTCTATGGCTAGAGCTACCGGAAAAGCTGCACAACTACAAACTATTACATCAACAGCAACAAGTTTATTAACAATGAAATCATAATATGCCAAAGATACCTACATTTAAAGCAGAAGGAACAATTACAGCAGAGGCTGCAACAACACCTATTGGTGTTCAAGCTCCATTATCAATGGCAAGAACTTTAGAGCCAATACAAAAAGCTGTTACTGATTATGCTGTTAAAGAAAAAGTAATACAAGAAAAAACAGAAGCTCTTAGATTAGAAAATGATTCAATTATAGAATTAAATACTGCAGTTCAAGAAGCATCTAAAATGTTAAATAAAGAAGAGGCTAATAATTTTTTAAAAAATGAAAGTACAAGAATAAGAAATAAATTTAGAAATCAAGCATCATCTTCTGGAGTTCAAAGAATATTTGATAATAATTATTTAATAGAAGAGCAAAAACAAATTTTTAAAGTAGATAATGCTGTTTACAAAAATATAATACAAGATCACGCTAATCAAAAATCAAGAAAATATGAAAGTGTTATGACAGAGGGATTGTTTGGAAATAATCCTTTACAAGAAAAAGAATTATATAATGATTTAGTTAGAATAGAAAATGAAGATTTAACTCAAGATGAAGATACAAGACGTAATAACATTGCAATGATTCCTTTTAAAATAGATTATTTTAAATCTAAAAGAGAAATAACAAATAATCCTATTCAAGCATTAAGAGATTTAGAAGCAGGTAAAGATGGTCCATATAAAAATTTAACAGTAGAATCAAGAACATCATTAATATCTGAAGCAACTTTACTTGCTAAAAATGATATAAAAGACGAAGCATCTAATCATTTAGCAAGAATAGAAGCTGGTTTAGAATCATCAATTAATTATAAAGACGTTCAAAAAGTTCTTGGTTCAAATTTTTATGAAAATTTTATTGAAACAGAAAGTGGTATTTTAAGAACTAGAGATTATAAAAAACAAATATTAAATTCAGAAATAGGTAAAGAAAATGAAATTATTAAAAGTTTTGAAATTAGACCAGAAGCATCTGAATTAGATTTAAAATTAAGAAAACAATTACAAGATGTTGCACAATTTAAATCAGAATTATTAAAAGAAGATCCTGCTAGTTTAGTAATACAAAGTAATGATTTGGTAAAAGAATATTTTAATGACTTTAATCAAGAGACCAATGAAGAATTAAAAGCAGAAAAATTTAAAAAATATATTGATACTGTTAGACAAACACAACTTGATATGGGTCTTTATTCAGATCAAATAAAAGTAATACCTAATAGTCAAGCATCTTCACTAGTAGAAGATTATAATCGTATTCAAGATCCAAGAGAAAAAATAAATTATTTAAATAGTTTAGAGGCTCAATATGGTGAAAATTATTCTACTGTTTTAATGCAATTATCAGAACAGGATTTACCTATGACAGCTAAATTAGTATCTTATTTTCAAGATGATAGATTTGCTTTAGAATCTTTTAGTATTGATTCTGATGAGGAAAGAAAAAGATTAGATGATTATCTAAAAGGAACAGATGAAACTATGTCAACAGTTACAAAACAAGTATCTAATGAATTAGCTGATTTTAGATCTGTAGTATTTCAAGCTAATCCTTTTGATACAAGTAGAGCTAATAAAGAATTTGATAATATTGTAGAGGTAATGACTTATATAACTATTAACAAAATGTCTGCATCACCATCTAAAGATTTAAGTGATGCTGCGTCTGAAGCAACAGAAATAATTAAAGCTAATTTTGATTTAAAAGACACTTACTTTATACCTAAAATGTATAATAATAAATCTCTACCACAATCTCAAAGAGATTTTATTTCAGATAAAGCAAGATCAATTCTAGATAATCATATTGATGATTTAGATCTAATGGCTTTTAGATCTACAAATAAATCAATTTCAGATGAAGATTTAAATAGCAAAATGTTAGAACAGGTAAGAGATAATGGTTTATGGTTAAATAAAGCAGATGGTAGTGGTTTATTTCTTGCAGTAAAATTTTCTAATGGAGAGTATGGAGAAGTTCTTACAAAAGATTCTAAAAGAATTGAAATGAATTTTGATGATGGAACATTTCTTGTTCCCGGTACAAATATTAAAATTAATGATAAAAAACCGGGTGAAGAACTTTTAGAAGAGGATTTCTAATGGCTAATATAGGTTTTGGTGTAAATGTAAATCCAAAAGCACAAGAGATGGGATACGATATGTATCAAACTTCTCTTGGAGAAGCATTAGGTGCAATAGGTAAAGATGCTTGGAACTTTAACCCTACTTCATCAATATTAAGATATTATGAATTACAAGATACAAGATCTAAAAATTTAAATGAGCCTTACATTCAACCAGAAGAATTAAATAAAAAATATGCAGATGAAGGTTTATTTTTTTATGAACCAGAACAACAATCTTCAGTAGATATAATTCTTGAAAGAAAAAGAGCAGAAAGAAAAAGACAAAGTATTATTGAAAGGGGACCAAATGATTTTTTATCTGGTGCTGCAAAATTAGGTACTAGTTTTGTAGCGTCTATGTTTGATCCTATTAATATAGTGGCAGCATTTATTCCTGTAGTTGGTCAAACAAGATTTGCAGGGATGGTTGCAAGACATGGTTTTACAAAAGCAAGATTTTATAAAGGTTTAAGAGAAGGTTTTGTTGGAGCAACTGCAGTTGAACCTATTGTGTATAGTGTAGCTCAATCTGAACAAGCTGATTATGATATGATGGATAGTTTTTTAGCTGTTGGATTTGGAACAGTTTTGGGTGGTGGACTTCATGTTGGAGCTGGTAAATTAAAAGACTTTAATACAAGAAGAAAATTTGAAGCTAAAATAAAAGATGCTAGAAAAAATTTAAAAGTAGAAGATGCCGAACAAGCTGAGTTAAATTTATATAAAGAATATTATCCAGAATCTTCTGACGTTATGAAAGGTCTTGCAAGAACAGATCCAGAAACAAGAAATATTTTATTAAGTAAAGCTATGGAAGATATAGCTATGGGTAGAAAGGTTGATGTAACAGATGTTGCTAAATCTGATCCTATTTTGAGAAAATCTTTAGAAAATGAAAAAGTTTCAACAGATAAAAAGGTAGATGTAAGTAAACCGGATAATGATGTTAAAATAAAAAATAACGAAGTAACTAGAGAAAAAGTTGGTAAAGACGATTTAGAACAAGAAGTTGATTATTATAATAGTCAAAAAGTAAATGAGGCATCAGAAAGAGATTTGGATTTAGATTTAGAAAACGTAAAATCTCAATTAGCTCCTTTAAGAGAAAAAGGAAAAAATTTAGGTTTAGATGATATAGAAGGAGAACCTGTTGCAAAAGAAGTAGAAGAACTAAATACTAAAAGTAAAGAAATTAAAGATGCCATCATTGATGGTATTAACTGTTTTAATGGTAAATAATGGCAAAAGATAAATGTGTAGTTAGAATAGCCGAAGCTCTAAAAAGATCTTCAATAGATTCTGTAAAAGCAGATGAGATACTTGCAGATATAAAACAAGCACAAGCAGAAGTTAAGATACAAAACATTGATAGTAAAATTACTAATGAATTGTCTGATAAAATATTACAACAAAAAAAAATAGATAAAAAAATTAAAGAAAGAAATAATTTAGAAAACGAAGTTAAAATAAGAAAAGCAATAGATTATGTATTAGAAGAATTTCCTAATGATCCTGTAGAGGGATTAAGATCTATTTTAGTTGGTAGTAATTTACAAAAAGCAGGTTCTCGTTTTTCTGTAGCTTTATCTCAATTAACTATGTATCGAAATTTTGCAACTTCATTTGAAGCAAGATTAAGAGCAAAAGAATTAGATGGTGTATTTGCTAATGCAACTGCCGATCAAGATAGAAGAATTACAAGAGCTATACAAGAAATTGGAGAAGGTAAAGAAATTACTGTTAAAGATGTTAGACTTGTAGAAATTGCTAAAATAATGTCTGAATTTCAAGAACAAGTAAGATTAAAATTAAATTCTGCAGGTGCTAATATTCCTAAAATTTGGGGTTATATTGTAAGACAATCACATGATCCTTTTCAATTAAGAAATGCAGTAGATGTTTTAAAAATTAAAAGAAATAAAAATATAGATGCTACGTCTGGAAATGGTGAAAGAAATTTACAGGCTTGGATAGATTATATTTTTCCTAAATTAGATTCAGATAGAACTTTTGGCAAAGGTGTTACTCAAGATGAAAAAATATCTTTTTTAAGATATGCTTACAATTCACTTATTAAAAATGAACATCAAATAGCAGATGGTGCAGGAACTACTTATGGTTCTAGAGATTTAACTAAAAAATTAAATGCAAAAAGAGTTTTGCATTTTAAAACTTCAGATGATTGGTTTGATTACAATTCTAAATTTGGTGGTGGAAATTTAAGAGAATCTTTTTTTTCTGGTTTAAACATTGCAGCTAGAAACTATGGATTAATGAAAGATCTTGGAACTAAACCTCAAGAAAATTTACAAAAAATTGGTAGAGGTATTGCTCAAGCATTACAAAATCAAAAAAAAACAGATCAAGCAGAAAAAGTCAGTACCGCAATAAAGACTCAAGGAAATATTGAAAAATATATGATGGAAGTAGATGGTAGTGTTAATTCTGTAGTTAATTTTGGTGCTGCTAGATATTCTGCAATAGCAAGATCAATTCAATCAATGGCAAAATTAGGAGGTGCAGTAGTATCTGCACTTGCTGATATTCACCTTTATGCTTCTGAGGTAAGTTATCAAGGTAGGTCTTATATGGGTGGTATATTTGAAGCTATGGGTTCATTATCAAAATTAAAAAATAAAAGAAGAACTGAAATATCATCACAATTAGGATTTATAAGTGATAATGCTATTTATGATTTAGCTGCAAGATATTCTGTTGGAGATCAATTAAACAGATCTTTTACAAAATTACAAAGAACATTTTTTAAATTAAATTTACTTTCATGGTGGACCAATTCTCTTAAAGAAGGTGCTATGCTTGGTATGGGTAACTATATTGCTAAACAAAGAAAAACATCTTTTAATAATTTAGAAGATGGATTTAAAAGATTATTAAAACATTATGATATTGATGAAAAAACTTGGAATGTAATTAGAAAAATGGATATTGAAAAAGCAGACGATGGAACTGAATTTTTTTCAGTAAAAAAAATAGATGATTTATCAGATGATACAATTAAATCTTTAGCTGGTTTAGAAAAAATGTCTAAAAGACAAATAGATTTATTTAAAGATGATTTAAAAACTCAAACATCTGGAATGTTTTTAGATAGATCTACTTTTGCAGTTATTGAACCAGATGCTAGACAAAGAGCTTTTATGAAACAAGGTTTTATGGCAGGAACTGGACCCGGAGAAGCTATAAGATTTATAGCTCAATTTAAAGCATTTCCTATTGCAATACTTGATAAAGCCGTAGGAAGAGAATTATCTTTTATTAAAGAAGGTCAAAATATGAGAGCATTTATGGGAATATCGAGATTAATAATAATGTCTGGAATATTTGGATATATTGCTATGACAGCAAAAGATTTAGTAAAAGGAAAATCACCGAAAGATCCTTTAAAAAAGAAAACATTTTTTGCATCTATGTTACAAGGTGGTGGTTTAGGTATTTATGGTGATTTTTTATTTCAACAAAGTAATCATGGTTTAGATATATTATCTACTATTGCAGGACCCGGAATATCTGAAGGTGCTAAAGTTTTAAATGCAATTAGATTAGGTGTTCAAGGTGAGTATAGTAGAGCAGCAAAAAATGCTTACAAAAGTGTAATAAACAATACACCATTTTTAAATTTATTTTACTTAAAATTTGTGTTTGATCATGCTATAGGTTATCAAATGATGGAAACATTATCTCCCGGATATTTAAGAAGAATGGAGAGAAGAATGAAAAAAGATACAGGTCAACACTTTTTATTGACTAAACCATCAACATTGTTTAAAGGATTTTAGTATATGACAATATCATCAACTACAGTAAAGAACTCATATTCCGGTGATGGATCTACTACCCAGTTTAATTACACATTTAAAATTTTTGCGGATTCTGATTTACAAGTTATTATAAGATCAGCAGCAGGAACTGAAACTGTCAAAACAATAACTACTCACTACACAGTAGCAGGTGCAGGAAACACTAATGGTGGAAGCATTACTTTCACTTCTGGTAATATTCCAACAGCGACAGAAACAGTTGTGCTTAGAAGAGCAGTTCCGCAAACACAAGCGATAGAC